TATACGCACAGACACAGAGCAGCCCCAGATCTAAAAGAGGATAAATATATATTAACAGGCTGGCTATCATATTCAAGGAAAAGGGATAGAGATGGCGATAATTCATAGCATTAGAGCTCATATACGCGCGTATATGCGCAAGTATTTTAGATAGGTATATAGTAACATGGCTTATAACTTTTTTCCTAAATCTACCGCGTCTATTGAGAAAGAACTCAAGGCTGGTAGTAAGTTTAATGAAGATAGAATTAAAGAAGTTCAAAGAGCTTTTGAATTTCTAAGTCAAACGTATAGTCATAAAACACCTATCAATATCGATAAACAAGTCCCTAGTAAGGTAAACGTCACAAGAGATTTACAAGGTCAATTTAATATAGGTGATCTACCTAGAAGAGTTGGCGCAAGCAACGTTAAATTTAAATTTGGAAATGGATCCTCAGGTAATAGAGGTGTCAACAACCAAGGTAACGCATTTGAGAAAAGATTCTCTAAAGCATTTCAACAATGGTATGCTGGTGAGACTGTATCAGATGATAAGTATGTAAAGGTTATAGAAAAGTTAAACAAGCTATATGGTCCATTTGGTATTGCATCAGGTGAATCTTCTCCTGTAAAAGATATGGGAGCTGCTAATACGAAAAGACCATTAGTACCAGGTGCAGGTGGTTGGATTATAAAAAATGGCTCAAGCAATAGTGTTAAATTAGATATTGGACCAGTATTGGGTGATATGGCATTGTGGTCGATTAAACATAGAGATTGGATATATCTAAGTTTAAAAATGGGTGGCACAACTTCTTTCTTTAATGTTGGTACAAAAAAATATTTAAAGACTGCAGAAATAAAGACAGGTCAAATTAAAGATAGAAATGGTAAAGCTCTTTTAGCAATGTTTGGTATAAACCCTAGAGACTTCTGTGATATCTTTAATGGTACAGCTAAGAGAGGATTTAAAGTTAAGAAGCAAGCCAATCCAAAGCTAAGTAAATTATTAGCAACAGGTATTGGTAGAGGATATCATGTATTACATGAAATGCCATCTGGTGTAAAAGATTACGTTTGTGATGATGCATATTTAAGAACTGCAGCAAGAGTAGGAGCCTATACTATTCATTATGGTGGTATGGGTGGTAAAGGTAAAAGAATAGACATGACCATGGAGTCGAAGCATTATAACTTCAAATTGAATATAAGAGATACTCAAGGTGGTGATGGATATCCAACAAGAATGATGTGTGATTTTAAGAAGAAATATTAATATGAAAAGATTTGCTACAATAATGGAACAAAAAAATACTCATATGGAGCACTTAGAAGATATTGTCTTTGATGGTGGAGTTGATGGTGCACGTCAATCTATTCAGTTCTTAATTAAATTAAGAGATTCATTATCAGGATACTCTAAGCAAAAGATTAATGCTACAATTAAATGGGATGGAGCACCAGCTATATTTGTTGGTAAGGATCCTAGCGATGGTCAATTCTTTGTAGCTAAGAAAGGTATCTTTAATAAGACACCTAAGGTTTATAAAACAGATGCCGAAGTAGATGCAGATACTTCTGGTGATCTTTCCGTTAAACTAAAAACTGCATTAAAGAAATTAAAAGGAATGCAATTTGATGGTGTTCTCCAAGGTGACTTCTTATACACTGCAAGTGATCTCAAAACTGCAACTGTGGGTGGCGTTAAGTATATTACTTTTCATCCTAACACAATCGTATATGCTGTACCTTATAATTCATCATTGGGAAAACGAATCCGAAATTCCTCTATGGGTGTGGTGTGGCATACAGCATATTCCGGGAGGTCCTTCGAGTCCATGTCAGCTTCCTATGGCGGAATAAACGTTAAGAAGCTGGATAAGATCAGAGATGTCTTTATGGCAGATGCTGATTTCAATGATGTTTCAGGTAATGCGTTAATGACAGCAGATGAGACAAAAGCAGTAACAACAGCATTAAGCAAAGCTGGTAAAGCCTTTAGAAAAGTAAATGCCAGATCGCTTAATCTTATTGCTAACAATAAAGACCTAAATGGACTGTTAAAGGTCTATCAGAATAGGCTTATAAAAACTAAAGGCGTAATGATTAAAAATCCTAATGCACATGCTAAAGGATTAATCAACTATCTTCTTGATTATGAGAAGAAAGAATTAGCAAAGAGAAAGACTGATCGAGGTAAAGGTCAGTTTGCTCTTAAATTTAAACCTGTCAAAGAATGGATGGCTAATACAGCTCCTTCTCAGATAGCAGCTATGTATGCATTACAAATGTATATTGTAGAAGCTAAATTGCTTATTATTAATAAGATGGATCAAGCTTCTAAGTTAAAAACATTCTTAAAAACAAATAAAGGATGGAGAATAACTGGAGAAGAAGGTTATGTCGCTATTGACAGGATATCAGGAGCAGTAAAATTAGTAGATAGACTAGAGTTTAGTTACGCTAATTTCTCTCCAGACGTAATAAAAGGTTGGCAAACGGATCTAAGACGTTAAAGTACTTTTTATTATAAATATAATCGTGTAAGGCCATTAGGCAAACCACAAACATGAGGCAGGTAAGGTTATAAAACAATCCCTGATGAAATATGGTAGATATTAAAAAGCAAAAATCAAAAAAGACCATGACTGGTCAAGAAAAAGATGAGATCAAAATCCGTCCAAAGGATAAAGATCCCCTAAAGGAAGCTCAAGGTAAAGTTGCGGTATTTACATTCGGAAGAATGAATCCGCCAACAATAGGTCATTTAGCTCTCACAGAAAAACTGGTGAAGGTCGCACGCCAATTACGTGCTACTCCTTTAATCTACTTGTCTCATTCCCAAGATTCTAAAAAAAATCCGCTCTCCTATGACGAAAAACTAAAGCTTGCTAAAGCAGCGTTTGGTCCTAGGCTTGTTGTAAAATCCAGATCGCGTACTATTATACAAATAATGAAAGAGTTGCAGCGCTCGTATACTGATGTCGTACTGGTCGTCGGTTCGGACCGAGTAGCAGAATTTAAGAAGTTGCTTGAGACATACAATGGAAGAGACTATAAGTTCGAATCCATTAAAGTAGTTTCTGCTGGTACTCGAGATCCGGACGATGCTGGAGTTAGAGGTATGTCTGCATCTAAGATGAGAGACATGGCAGCAAGAAAAGACCTCAGAGGATTCGAGAGAGGATTACCACCTAGCATTAAATCAATGGCAGATATCATAATTGGTATGATAAGAGCTGGTATGAAGTTACAAGAAGAACTTGATGCTGAAGGATTAGGTCCTATTGATTTAGATGAAGCTAGAAAGCCATTAACACTTCTTCAAAGAAGAAGACGTGGTATCTTAATGAAGAGATACAGAAATAAAATTAGAATTGCTAGAGCACGTGTAGCAAGAAGAATGGCTGATAAAGGAAGATTACAAATAAGATCACGAAGAGCTGCTAGAAGAATATTAAGACAAAGATTAGCAGGTCCAAAAGGTAAATCATATAATTCATTAAGCCCTTCAGAAAAAATGATTATCGATAAAAGAGTATCTCAAAGATCACATATCATCGGTAAAATAGCTAGAAGGCTTCTACCTCGTGTCAAAAGAGCAGAGATGGAAAGATTAAGAAGATTAAGAAGTGGTGCAGCTAAGAAGAAGACACCTATGAGAAAAGCAGGAAGAAGTGCAGCATCAGAGTCAATAAATCTTAATATCAAATTCGAAAACTACATTGCAGAGCAATACGGCTGGCAAGTAGATATAAAACAATCACAAGATTTAAATACTATCATCGAATCATTTTTAGATAAGATTGTTGATGATAGAATTTCATTAACAGAAAAAGCAGAAGCTAACTTACTTAAGAAATCAGAGAAGAATGATATTCCATTAACTGAGTTAAAACTAGCTTATGAAGAAGGATACAATAACCCAACTGGTCAGCAATCTCCTGAGCAATCAGGTTTCTTAATGGTTAATTCCTTGATTCAAGAAAATACTAAAGCTACAGATGCAAAGCAAGATAAAGAATTAAAGAGCATAGCAATTAGACATGCTAGACAAGATGCAGCAGCTAAAGTAAAAGAAATTAGAGCTAAGAAAGCTAATGAAGAATTTAATGCTATGTTAAAAGAACTTAGCACTGATACTCTCGTTAGTTATATCAGTAAAGCTTCTAACGCTAAAGGTCATAGAAAACTTCCTTTAAAGAAGGTTGATAACAGATATGATGGCGTTGCAAAAGCTGGTAAAAAATTAGATAAAAGATTATCAGGTGAAGATGTTGAGCGTAGAGCTGATTTCAAAATGGCTAAAAAGAAAATGCCTGATGGTAAAATTAAATTTGTTAAAGCCCCTAAAAAAGAAGTAGAAATAGGTAAGGGCAAATATGAATCAGTTAATGAACAATTCGAATTATTATCTGAGTTGTACTTTAGGGTAGAAGTAGAGGGTTTACCAGTATTTTACATCCAACAAAGTTCACCAAGTCAAATCAAAGTGGGCTTACGTAAAATTTTAAAGAAAGCAGATATGATTAAGTCTGTAGAGCGTGTATCGCCTGCAGCAGTTAAACAAGCATACAGAGAAAGAGCAAAAGGTCAAGTTGCAGATCCGGATCCAGAAAAGACACCATCTGAAGCTTCTATGAAGTCTAAACAATTTGAAGCTAAAGACTCTGATATTGTTACAAGAGGACCAGAACACAAAGCTCTTAAAGCTAAGAAAGATATAGAGCATGGTGTAGTTGATAAGGGTGGTCCTGTAGATAAAAAGAAAATTAAGAAAGGTCTTAAAAAAGCAAACGATCATTTAGATGGTCCTAATTGGTGGCCTGGTGGCACTGGATCATTTGGCGCTGGCTATAATGAAGAGACTATGCCTGAAGTTTTCTTTGAAAGACCATTGACACCTGGCGAAGAGAAAAAGAAAGAAGAAATCGTCAAAGCAATGAAGCGTAAGAATCAACCATTACCTGATTCAGCTAAGTATGCAATTGCTACAGCAGTAGCTAAGAAAGTAGCTGAAGCATTAGAAATTGGTACAGATGCTATCGCTAAGAAATATAGACAAGATACTCCTGGACAAACACCATCTAAAGATCCACAAGTAATAGATGGCACACCTAAGAAAGATGGCAAGATTGCTAAGCCAGAATTTTTAAAGATGTCTGAGGATATCAATGCAGCATTTGAATTTCAGTTAATGACTGAAGATGACTCCGATCCATTAGAGGATCCTGAATACGCAGAGTATGAAGGCCGAAAGGTTCCATTAGAAAGACCAATGGTTGAAATGGACGAAGAAGATGAAGGCGGAGAAAAGAAGCAAGAAATAGGAAAACCTAAAAGAGGTGGACCTAAAAAGTTTTATGTATATGTACGTAAGCCTGATGGCGGAGTAAAGAAAGTTACATTTGGTGACACGTCTGGCTTATCTGTTAAAATGAATAACCCCGAAGCAAGAAAATCTTTTGCAGCTAGACACAAGTGTTCTACGCAAACAGATAAAACTTCTGCAGCATATTGGGCATGTCGTTTACCTAGATACGCTAAACAATTGGGGATGAGTGGTGGCGGAAGCTTCTTCTGGTAAGCCATATATCCAAGAAGGCCAAATAAGAACTTTTGAATCCGATGTTGATTCAAAAGAATTAGTCTGGCATCGAGATAAACAATCACGTAAAGTTACTGTAATTGAAGGCCAAGGTTGGCAACTTCAATATAATGGTTCTTTACCTGTTGAATTAATCGAAGGAATGTCGTATAATATACCTAAGATGTTATATCATCGTTTGATAAAAGGAGCTAACAAGCTTATAGTAAAAATAGAAGAATAAGATGCCAACAAAATTTGCAAAGAGTTTTAAACAAATAGATCGTACCACTAAGAAAGTAACTGTGGTTAATTCTTATATTAAAACTATGAGCGTTGATTCGTTATTCGAAGAATTGAATAAAGATAATACAAAGCCAAAGGTCAAGCAAAAAATTCGTAATGAGATAGTTCGTAGAGGCTATCGTATAGTGAGGAGACCAAAGGATGCCGAAGAGTAAAGCATTTACATCATTTCACACTGGTGTTAAAAAAGCGACTTCGCAAGGAAGTCCCGGTAGAAGCAGAAAAGTAAAATGCGCTACCGCAACAATGAATAAGCACAAAAAAAGATCGATAAAACGTTACCGTGGCCAAGGCCGGTAAAATATTGTATAATATACGTTATGACTCGTATTAATATAATAGATCCCTGTGAGCTATCCGACCAGCATTTAGTTGCAGAATATCGTGAGATATTTCATGTAGGCTCTGCCGTGCAACGAGCAATGCAATCCCCTAATAAAGAAAAATTATTAACAGATAGACCAGAGGAATTTACATTAGGTAAAGGTCATACTAAGTTCTTTTATGATAAGGGTAAATACTTACATAATAGATATACACAAATAGTAAATGAGATGAAGGCTCGTGGTATGAAACCCGACCCATCAAGATATTTTAAAACCCATCAATTCCCAGATGAATTTTATAATGATTGGGAACCTGATGATAAAGCTTATGAAATAATTCGTGAGCGCATTAATCTTAGACTACAACAAAAACCCGACTGGTATAGGTGGACAAATGGAAAAAGTAAAGACAACTGATATCGGTGGCGAGGTTATTAAGGATAATTCTCAATACCTATTAAAAGATAATAAGACATTAAATGATCTAATTGTCTCTAGCACATTTTTACGTGCTAATCAATCTACTAATGGTCATTCACATAAAGACCAAGAAGAAGTATATATTTTTACAAAAGGTAAAGGTGAGATGCAAGTAGATGATGAAAGATTTCCTGTAAAGGATGGAGACATAGTATTAGTAGAGAAAGGTGAATTTCACAGAGTAATTAATACATCTCATCTAGGTCTTTTATTTGTTTGTGTATTTCAAGGTGAAGCACAGAGATGAAATTAGACGACATAGAAAAAGTTCATCCTATGAGACAGGTGTTTTGGGCATCAATAGTTCAAATAGCTGTATTAGGATTTATGGGGTTATGTATGACTCTAATAGGAGTATTTTTTGTTGACTAAGATTTGGACCATATGGAAGTATGCTATAGGCAGCTTCAGTGATGAGAAGACAGCAGACTATGATAATTATGTAGCTATCATTAGAACGTTTGTTGTTTGCATTAATGTTATTTGTGCATTTTTTATTATGGCTAATATAATACATAATTGGTAATGAATATTTTTTATATAGACAAAGATCCTGAAAAGGCAGCTCGTATGCAATGCGATAAGCATGTTGTGAAGATGGCATTAGAGTCTGCGCAGATATTGTGCACAGCACATAGAGTTATAGATGGAAAATTAATATTAGTAGATTCTAATTCTGGTAAAAGAAAAGTAAAGCATTATCAATTAGACGATACTAGAGAGAACATTCTTTACAAAACCAATTTTATTAATCATCCATGTAATGTTTGGTGTAGAGAATCCAAACAAAATTACGATTGGTTATATGAGCATTTTAAAGCTCTATGTATGGAATATAAAAGAAGATACGATAAAGAACATACATCATGGATAAAATTAGGTGCAACCTTATATTGGGCACCTAAGAAAATATATAATATAGGCATCACGCCACATGCATTAGCATTCAAAGATTTTTATGATACTTGCCTCGTAGAAGGTGATCCAGTTAAATCATATCAAAATTACTATATAAGTAAAATGCACAAATTTAAAATGGTGTGGACGAATGCTAAGATACCGGAATTTTTAAATGAGCACAGGCATTTACTCACGCAAGCATAACACAAGATTCTGGCATGTAGCAATACCTAAAACTGGATCTCAAGCTATTTTAGAAGTTTTAAAATCCAATGCTAAAGGTAGAAGGATTGGATTTCCAAAAGACCCAGATACTGGTAAGATTCAACACCATATACCTATGCATCAATATGAACCTAGGTTTATTGAAGATAGAGTCTACAAATCTTTAAGTGATCGAAAATACTTTTTCACGACAATTAGAAATCCATGGGAATGGCATGTATCCTCTTGGTTGTATCATCAAAATAAAAATAAAATAAAAATGGGTGTTATTGCTGGTCAATTGGATCCAGATGATCATCCAGACATATCTATGAAGCCTGGTAATGATGGTTGGATAGAGTTCGAAACATCTATGGAAGAAAAATATAAAAGTCTAGATACATGGTTAGATTGGATGGAAGAACGAGGAGATAAAAGATACGACGAATGGAACTGTGATCGTAATTCTGTAGTTACTTAT